AAACAGGCGAAGCAGCAGAAGCACCAACAGGTAGTATTTGGATGAAAACAACTACACCAAACGGTGGCGCTAACTGGAATATTAAATCATACAGTGCTGACACAGCATTATGGTCAACTGTTGCAGCACCAGTGTATACTTCAAATGCAGCAGCATTAAATGCACTTGATTCAACAGGCAATGGTAGTAACTTAGCAGTAGGCACTACATATGTAAAAGCAAATGTAAACGATGCATCACCAGTAGAAGCAGATGCTAAAATTTATAGAAGAGTAGCAGCAGGTGCAACTACAATTACTAGTGCAAAGATTGTAGCAGATAAAGTAAGTGCAGCAACAGTTACAGCAGATATTGCTGAAACCAAAGTAGGTTCGGCAGTATTAGATACACCTAAAACAGTAACTTGGACGCCAACAGGCGGCACAGGCGATGCAGCACTTCTAGTAGCAGCAATTAATAATGCAGGCTTTGCAAATGTTTCAGCATCAGTTACTGATCAAAATAGAGTTGTAATTAGCCACAAACTAGGCGGCGACTTTACTTTAGCAGATACAAGTGGCGCACTAGCAGAGTATGGATTTGCACCATATGATGTCAATGATAGTTCAACAACTGTAAACATGTATGATCCAAACGCAACAGGCACATGGACTGCAACACTTTGGAAAACATTAGCATATGATGCATCAGCAACTGAACCAACAACGCTAACAGCAGATGGCGAAGTATGGTACAACTCAGTAATTGACGAAGTTGACATTATGTATCATAATGGCACAACATGGCAAGGTTACAAAAACGCATTTGGAAGTACAATGGGTCCTATCGTTGCAGCAAGTGAACCAACAGCACAAGCAGACGGTTCAGCTATTGAAGATAATGATCTTTGGATTGACACAAGCGATTTAGAAAACTTTCCAACTATCTATCGTTGGAACGCAGGACTAAGTGCATGGAACTTAATTGACAAAGGTGACCAAACAAGTGAAAACGGAATTCTATTTGCAGATGCACGTTGGAGCACAGCAGGCGCAGATGTTGTTGCAGCTGATATCGAAGACTTACTAGAAAGTGATTACTTAGATCCAGATGCACCAGATCCAGCACTGTATCCAAAAGGTATGCTACTATGGAACCTAAGACGTTCTGGCTTTAATGTTAAGCGTTTTGTTCGTAACCATATTGCAGTTGGTCAAAACAATGGCCGCAACGGTGACGAATCAATGGCAGCATATAATCCAAATCGTTGGGTTACTGAATCAGCAAATAACGTTGACGGTTCAGGCAGCTTTGGACGTAACGCACAGCGTAAGTCAGTAGTACAAGCACTACAAGCAATGGTAAACAGTAACCAAGAAATTAGAGATGACGAGCGTAGATTCTTTAACTTAATGGCAACACCTGGTTATCCAGAGCTAATTGGTGAGATGATTAGTCTTAACTATGATAGAAAACTAACATCGTTTATTGTTGGTGATTCACCAATGAGACTTGCACCAGATGCAACAGGACTTAACAACTGGGCAACTAACGTTGAACTAGCTGTTGAAGATAATGATAGAGGCTTAGTAAGCAGAGATGAGTACTTAGGCGTTTATTACCCAGCAGGCTTTACAAGTGATAACGCAGGAAACAACATTGTTGTTCCGGCATCACACATGGCACTAAGAACAATGATCCTAAGTGATCAAGTTTCGTATCCATGGATGGCTCCAGCAGGCACAAGACGTGGTGCAGTTAGCAATGCTACAGCAACAGGTTACCTAAGTGCCGAAGGCGAATTTGTAAGTATTTCACTAAACAATGGTCAGCGTAACGTACTATATTCAAACAACATTAACCCAATTACTCCTATTACAGGAAGTGGATTAGTTGTGTTTGGACAGAAAACTCGTGCTAAAAATGCAAGTGCATTAGACAGAGTTAACGTTGCAAGACTAACAGTTTACTTACGTAGACAGTTAGAAATTCTTGCAAGACCATATCTATTTGAACCAAATGATGCTGGTACAAGAGATCAAGTAAAAGCAGCAGCAGATGCGCTATTACTAGAACTAGTAGGATTAAGAGGCATTTACGATTTCGTAACTGTTTGTGACACTACAAACAATACACCTGCAAGAGTTGATAAGAACGAATTGTATTTAGATGTAGCTATTGAACCAATTAAAGCTATTGAGTTTATTTACATTCCGTTACGTATTAAAAACACAGGCGAAATAGCGTCTTTAGGCTAAGACATAAATACTATTAGGAGAATAGAATGCCAGTAACAACATTACAAAACTTATCAGTACCGTTCGAGGGCGAGGCTAATTCATCACTGTTAATGCCTAAATTACAGTATCGTTTTAGAGTAGCTTTTGATCTATTTGGCGCTGATGTAGATGATAGTCTACGTGTTCTACAAAGACAAGTTGTGGACGTAACCCGTCCTAACTTATCATTTGAACAAATCACACTTGATGCATACAACTCAAGAACTTACTTAGCAGGTAAACATACGTGGGAGCCAATTACGCTTACACTACGTGAAGATGCAAGTAATAACATTCAAAGAGCAGTAGGCAGTCAGTTGCAGAAACAGTTTGACTTCTTTGAGCAAGCAAGTGCAACAGCAGCAAGTGATTATAAATTCCACACTAAGATTGAAATCCTTGATGGCGGCAATGGCGACAAAGATCCTATTGTACTTGATAGATTTGAACTTAAAGGATGCTATATTGAATCAGCAAACTATAACACATTAGCATATGCAACAAGTGACGCAGTTACAGTTTCATTAACTATTCGTTATGATAACGCAATTCAAAAAGGCGTAAACGGCGGCGCAATTAGCGGCATCGGGCAACCAACAGCTAGATAAGTTGAATAAAATTAACAATAAAGACAGGGACTTTTTGGTTCCTGTTTTTTTATGGATAAATACTATATGACACTACAATATGATCCAGAGAATAATGTACACCTAAGAGATGCAGAACATGCACGTAAATTGTATACACAATACAATCTTTCGTATGCACCTAAAACTAAATTTCTTTATCATGTGGTGTTTATGTTAAAAGATGAGGCAGCTAGAAATGCTGCGCCTAATACGCAGAATAGTATTAAGGAACTAGGTGTTTTAGCAAAGTCAGTAGACTTGCCTAATTATAGAGTAAGCACAGAAACACGTCAGCAGTATAATAGAAAAAAGAATGTCCAAACTAGAATCGATTATGACGAATGTAGATTTGTTTTCCATGATGATAATTCTAGTACAACAAGTTCGCTTATGAAAGAGTATTATAATTTTTACTACAGAGATGGTAAGAACGATGTACTTGATTTTGGAACACGAAATAAATTTGCATTACCGAATAAAAAGTTTGGTTTAGATAACGGAATGAAGGATACATTTTTTAGTCATATAAAAATTTATCAATTAACACAACGTAGATGGTGGTCTTATACATTAGTAAACCCACTAGTCACATCATTCGGACATGACTCACTAGATAATGCCGACGGCAGCGGCATGATGGAAAATAACATGTCGATTGCATACGAAGGTGTAATTTATAACCAAGGTAACATTGCTGAGACATTGCCTACTAATTTTACTGATAATGAAACAGGGTACGACAACACACCTAGTCCATTGATAAATGGTACGCAAGGATATATACCTAAAAATGATGCACAGGCAAATTACGGAGCAACTACTACAACATTTGTTAGCAATCCAACATCAGGTAATTTCTTTGATAACCTGTTCGGCGATTTACTACGTGGTAATAGTCTGTTTAGTCCTACACAAGCAGTGGGACGCTATGCAACTACTACTCCTACTAGTATATTACCGTCAACTAGAATATTAAGTGAACTAACAAATAATCCGTCATATGTAGCATCATTGGCTAGTACATCAGTGTTGCTAGGGATTGTATCAGGTGATTCGCCACAACAAGCAATTCGAGACACTGTAGTTGATCTTGCAACAAGAGATCCTAACAGTAGTTCCGATACATTTAAATTAGCACAACTAGCAACAAAGATTATAGCAGGAAAGTAAGATGACTGAAATTATTTCACCCACTACTAGTACACCGATTAATTCGAATGAATTTGATGCACTAGTTGGATATTTTAAAAAAAGAGGATTTGAAGATATTCCTTCTAGAGAAATTAGTGGAATTTTTATACAAAAAGCATCTAGCGATAATATACCAGTGTTTAGGTTAGTAGATACGCTAAAGGGTCTGAATCCAATAGAACTTAACACAATTATTACACAAGTGATTAATTCTGATAGATTAAGATCGAGTACAGTTGGATTTAAAAAAGAAATTAAAACTGACACATATGATTTAAGAAATATAGAATCACTTACAAAAGATTTTGCAGAAATAGAGGGTGCAAAAGAAGAAACAATTATTAGGATAGTAAACGGAAGCTATGTACAAGAAGGATACGTAGATCCAAATTATGTTGATTAGGGGGAATATCAATGCCATTAATTTTAAGAACAAATAAAACAGAACCTCTAACTCATACAGAGTTAGACGGCAATCTAAGTCACTTAGACCAAAGAATTACAGCACTCACAAATGCTGAAGCAAATAAAATTATTACTTGGACAGAGATACAGTCTAAGCCAGTATTGTTTGACGGCGACTATAATAGTTTAAGTAATCTACCTTCGTTATTTAACGGAGACTATAACAATCTTACAAACACTCCTGTTATTTTTGACGGAAACTATCAGAGCTTAACAAATAAACCTAGTATTCCATCTAATTTAACAGACTTAGCAAATGTACAAAATACTGTTCCTGGCATTGATCAAGTATTAACATGGAATGGGTCATCTTGGTCCCCTCAAGACAAATTTAGTGCAGACTATAATGATCTTACTAACAAACCAGTAGTACCGACACTGTTAGGAGATTTAAGCAATGTATCCCCTACTGCTCCTGCACAGGACGAAGTTCTTAAATGGGATGGCTCACAATGGGCTCCGGGTTCTGATGTAGGTAATATCCCAACATATGCTGAAGTAACTGACAAAAATACTGCAAACGGACCTAGTAAAATAGCAATCGGAACAATTGCAGGCTCAACAAATCAAGGCAACCTTGCAGTGGCGATTGGATACGAAGCAGGTAAAACAAACCAAGGTGCAAATTCAATAGCAATCGGTGTTAATGCAGGTGAAACAACACAAAGCACTAATGCAACCGCAGTGGGTATTTCCGCAGGTGAAACAACACAGGGAGCAAATGCTACTGCACTAGGCTATTATGCAGGTAATGCAAATCAAGGATCTGAAGCAGTTGCAATAGGTGACCTAGCAGGTTCAACAAATCAAGGTGCTAATGCTACCGCAGTAGGTAATGGTGCTGGCGAAGATACACAAGGCATCAGTGCAGTTGCAATAGGTGATGTTGCAGGCACACTTAATCAAAATACCTTTGCTGTAGCAGTTGGTGCAAGTGCTGGTATGTCAAGCCAAGGACAAGCAGCCGTAGCAATTGGTAAGAATTCAGGTGAAACACTTCAAGGTTCAGATACAGTAGCAATAGGTAATAGTGCTGGTAATGCAAACCAAACAGCAAAGGCAGTTGCAATTGGTGACTGGGCTGGTAAAACTGCCCAAGGTGCAAGTGCAGTAGCATTAGGACATTTGGCCGGAACAACAAATCAAGGCCAATATGCAACAGCACTTGGTCATTATGCTGGCGCAAATAATCAAAGTTCAAATGCAATTGCAGTTGGTTATAATGCTGCTTACGAAAATCAAGGCGTACAATCTATTGCAATTGGTGTCTCAACAGCTAATAATCAGGGAGCAAACGCAATAGCAATTGGCGCTAGTGCAGCAAATAACACACAAAGTGAAAAAGCAATAGCAATTGGGTTTCAAGCTGGTAATGGAACACAAGGCGAACAAGCTATCGCAATTGGCACAGATGCAGGGCTAACAACTCAAAGTGATTATGCAATAGCAATCGGTCAAGAAGCAGGTAAAACTACACAAGGTACTCTTGCATTAGCAGTTGGAAATAGTGCTGGTGTAACTTCGCAAGGTGATGGCGCAGTAGCATTAGGATATACTGCCGGTAACGCAAGTCAAGGCATACAAGCTATTGCAATTGGTCATGCCGCAGGTACAACAACTCAAGGTACAAAAGCAATAGCAATCGGTGAAGATGCCGGTAACGCAAGTCAAGGTATAAATGCCATTGCAGTAGGTAGCGATGCAGGTAAAACATCACAAGGCAATGACGGCGTTGCAATTGGTACAAGTGCTGCATTGGTTACTCAAGGAATTAATTCGGTTGCAATCGGTAACCTAGCAGCGAATAATAACCAAGGCGATAATGCAATTGCTATTGGTCCTGACGCTGGTAAAACTACGCAAGGCGATTACGCAATAGCAATCGGTAACGCAGCAGGTGAGACAAATCAAGCAGCAAATAGTATTGTTATGAATGCAACTTCGACCGCAGTAGAAAATACAACAGCAGATTCATTTGTTGTAAAACCAATTAGAAATGCAGGCGGCACACATCAATTAGAGTATAACCCGACAACAGGGGAAATTACATATGATGCACTAGGCGCAGGCGGATACGGAAATTCTGATGTAGATCAACACCTTGCTCTTCGATTCTCACCTACAGATGG